ATTGTAGCTAATATCGATGAGTTCCCCGGTCTGGCTGATGGAGATGGAGATCCTGACCCCACGGATGTGGTATTATAATAGTGACGCTGGGGTTCCCCGGTCTGGCTGATGGAGATGGAGATCTTGACCCCAGTGTATAGGAGGAGGAGTAAATGAAAGCTAAGGTCATTAAAAGGTATCGAGATAAAAACACCAAGCGCATCCATAAACCTGGTGAAGTAGTAGATGTAAGCAAGAAGCGATTCGATGAAATTAATTCAACAAAATATGGCGTTTTTCTTGAGGAAATTATTGAGCAAAAGGAAGAGAAGAAACCTTCCAAAGAAAAGTAGGTGATCCAGGTGCTTGAAGAAATTAAAAACTATCTCAAAATCACCTGGAATGATGAAGATGAACACATCCAAGAGATTATTGGTCAATGCAAAGGACGGTTGAATGAACTGGTTGGAGCGGAGCTAGACTTTGAAACAAAAAGTCTAGCCCGCTCTCTTCTTTTTGATTTCTGTCGCTACGTTTACAACAATGCCTCCGAATATTTCGAGGAAAATTTTGCCCGAGAAATCCTTCGTCTTCAGCTTATGGTAGGGGTTAAGGAGCTGCCAGAAGATGGGGGATTCGAGGAAGTGGTCGAATGAAATTTAAAGCTGAAGCGATGAAAGACCTCGCTAGAGTTCTCCGGCACAAAATAGTCATCGAGGGGAAAGAAGTATATCAGGATGAAGCTGGTGAAGAGAGAGCGAATTGGAAAGAATGGCGTACAGTTTGGGGTGAAAGAGAAGACCTTTGGGGGCAAGACTATTTCGCAGCGGCGACCCTTGGCCAGGAGCAAATTATAGGGTTTGTTGTGAGATATGCACCATTCCTAGACAAGCTCAAAGCAACAGAGCGATATAGGGTTCGCTATCACGATGATGTGTACGATATCAAGCAAGTAGATTATCTAAAAGATGACGGTATGTGGGTTAAAATTAAGGTTCTGAAAAGGCGCTGAGGCATATGGATGTTCTAAAAGGGTTGAGGGTGGACCTTTCAGGGCAAGAAGAGTTATTAAAGAATATGGATAATCTTTCTGTAGAACTCAAAAATAAAGTAAAAGAAGAAGCTATTATTGAGGCAGCAGAGTTTGTGAGAGATATTGCGAAGGAGAAAGCTCCTGTAGATACTGGTTTTTTGAGAGAAAATATTATTGTTCAAGTGGTTGAAAACAACAACATTGTTACTGAGGCTAAAGTCGGTCCTAATAGGAGTGCTTTTTATGGCGCCATAGTAGAGTATGGCTCTAAAAAAATGAAGAAGAAACCATATCTTCGGCCAGCTTATGATGAGAATCTGGATAAAATTAACGAAATAATAAGCAGAAGAATTCAGGAAGGCATAGATAAGGCGGTGAAAGATGTTGATACAAACTAAAATTAGGCAATATCTTTCAACAAAAACCGCTTTAGTTGAATTGGTGGGGACTAGAATATATCCAGGCTACCTTCCTGATAGCGTTGTCTATCCGGCCATTTCATACTCCCGTGTTAGTAATGTTCGTCCACGTGTAAAAGATGGGCATATTAAAGAGGCTAGACCCCGCTTTCAGTTCGATGTTTGGGCAGAAAGTTATTTGGAGGCAGGAGAGATAGAGCGGCATCTAATTGCAGCTCTCGATAACTTAACTATTGTTGATGGCGTTTTCCATAGTGAGTATGCTGGAGGGCATGAAGTTTTCGAGCAAGAAGTTAAGCTTCATCATTTCATTGTTGAATATTTTATTTTGTATAAGGAGTGATTTGAATGCCTATTAAAGGTGCAGATGTTCTTCTTTATGTGAATACCGGTAGTGCTGAATCGCCAGTATGGACGAAAGTTGCAGGCCAAAGGGATGCTACTGTGGATAGGTCAGGTTCGACTATCGACATGAACAGTAAGGATAATTCCGGTTGGGATGTATTAGAGCCTGGACGTAATAGCTGGTCTATTACTTGTGATGCTTTATATGCGCCCAGTGATGAAGGTGTTGCAGCATTAAAGTCCGCATGGCGCAACAGAGAAAAGGTAATGGTGCAAGTGCAGGAAAAAGGCTCAGCAACTGAAGTGGGAGAAGCTATTGTTACCTCTTGTAATACGTCTCACCCTGATGGTGACAACTCTACTCTCAGTGTCACTTTACAAGGCGCTGGGCCACTTGAAGAAGCTGAAGAGATTTAATCTTAACAAAAGGAGGTGGAGGGCCGCTCATAAGTGCTTGGGCGGCCTTATTTTTGTATGAAACCATTTGTAACATTGGAATTTAATGATAAACCAAGACGCTTGAAATTTGGGATTAATGCCCTTTGTGAAATTGAAGATGTTTTAGGAAAACCCATAACGGAATTAGCAGATATGTCTCTTGGAGTTAGAGAAGTGAGGATGTTTTTATGGGCGGCTTTTAAGGAAGATGAACCTGAGATCACTTTACAAGATGTTGGCAACCTCATGGACCAATACAAGGGTGGTTGGGTTGCTTTAGCTGCTAAGATTGGTGAAGCCGTATCGCTAGCGTTTGGAGGGGAAGAAGAAAAAAACGCACAGGAGCCAGTAGCAAAGAAGAAGTCGACTTCTGGGAAGAAGTAAGAGGGCTTTATAAAATTGCTACTGGTTGTTTAAATGTATCGCCTAGTGAGTTTTGGAAATTGACACCAGCGGAGTTATTTCTGATGGTGGATAGCTATAAAGAACAAATGGAAGCGCGGAGAGATGAATTGATTACTCATGCTTGGATGACAATTGCGCTTGATAGAACGAAAAGGTTGCCTGCATTAGATAGTCTAATAAAAACAGAAAAGCCAGTAAAAACAAAAGAAGAGTTGAAAGCAGATTGGGAAGAGCTTAATAAGAGATTCCCCGCTTTAGGAGGTGAGAGATTTGGCAAGTAAAGAAAAAACCGTAGGGCGGCTAAATATTCGCATCGGTATGAACCTTGATGATTTCAACAAAAAGATGAGGCAGTTCCAGCGAGAAGTAAGAAAAGCTGAGCGTTCATTGCAAGGTTTTAAAATATTAGGTAGACAATTAAAATCAATTGGTTCTAACCTAACTGCCTCTCTCACCGTCCCTATTGTTGGGGTAGGAGTAGCCGCGAAAAAATCCTTTGATATAGTTGATGAGGCTTTAGATACTATTGCTATTGCTACTGGTGCAACTGGTAAGGAACTTGAAAATTTGCATAAGAGTTTTATGAAGGTTGGGAGGGAAGTCCCAAATGATTTAAGGGAAATCGGACAAATAATTGGAGATTTGAACACATATCTAGGCGTTACTGGACCCATTCTTGAAGAGTTAACAAAACAACTTGCATTAGCTGCAAGAATGCTCAATGAGGATGTTGGGAATGCAACAAGGTCCGTATCTAGAGCTATCAATAAATGGGGTATAGACGTTAGAAATGCTTCTAAATTCATGAACCAACTGTTCGCTGCTAGCCAGAGATTTGGCATTAGTATGACTAAACTTGCTGACCAGTTAGCTTACTTCCAGGTTCCGCTTAAACAGATGGGTTTTGATATTGTTGAAGCTACTGTTATACTTGGGGAATTTGAAAGAATGGGTGTTAGTGCTGAGCAGGTTTTACGTTCACTATTCAGAGGAATAGCCAACTTTGCTCAGGCTGGTATAACAGATACCGCTGGCGCTTTTAATACAATGATTAGGCTAATCAAGGAGGCAAAAACCGAAAGTGAAGCCGCTGCTATAGCTATAAAGGCATTTGGCACACGTGCTGGTCCGCAGTTAGCAGCTGAAATCAGAGCGGGAAGGTTTGAAATCGAAGAACTTGTAAAGGAATTTAGAGATATAGGAAGAGTAATAGACCAGACATTCGCAGAAACTGCCGATAGTGCGGAAATTCTGGCTGCTGCTAAAAACACTTTAACATTGGCATTAGAACCCTTAGGACGGGAAATTGATAAATTAGCAAGAGTGTTGCTGCCACCTTTAATAAAAGCTATCGCTCGGCTAACTGAAAGTTTCGATAAATTAAGCCAACCTGCTAAAACAGCAACAGTTTTAATATTAGCATTTGTGGCTGCTATAGGTCCTATTATGACTGTTGCTGGATATGCAGTTCAAGGAATAACACAATTAGTAGCAGCTTTTACTGCTTTGAAGACGCTTGGGTGGGTAGGGTTATTAAATAATCTCAGAGCTTTCACGATCGGACTGCTTAAAAATATTGTAGCGGTAAGTTTACTAGTTGGGGCTATTTCTTCGCTTATATATATGATTGTTAAATGGTGGAACGAAGGTTATCCGGATGATGTTGACACTTTCTGGGAAAGATTTCAGTGGAACTTTAAAAACTTGGGAGAAGGATTTATTTATCCATTTAAGTGGATGGTTGACCAGTTTAAAGGACTGTTTGATGATTTAGCAGAAGCTGAAGTAGCATTACTTGAAAATTCACTTAAACGTTTTTCTGATGTTGAAAAGAATGCTGAAGTGGACCTTAGTAAGTTGCTAGGAGATGATAAAAACCTAAAAGATACAGCTGCTGAAAAAGGCAAAACAGCAGGAGAAGTATTTGCAGAGGCTTTCAGAAAAGTATGGGATGAGCTGTGGGAAAAACCATATAATCTTGGAAAATTAGATACTTTGGAGAAACAGCTCAATCAGTTAAAATATATTAGAGAGCAAGCTGAAAATCGAATTAAACAGGCTATGCTTGCTGAGGGTGTCGAAATAGCGGATGATATTTGGTCTCAAACTGTAGAATCATCTCAAGCTTTTGCTCAGATTTGGGATAAGATTTTTGTGACCCAAAAAGAAATAACTGAACAGCAAATCGAATTAATCAAAGCACAAGGGTTAACCCCAGAAAATATCAGTAAAATAAACAATTTAATCGAACAACTTAAACCTGTAGCAAAAACATCTCAAGCAAAGCTCACAGTGGAAGCGATGAGGTCTGAATTTATAGCTACCACGATTAGCGAAGAATTCTCTAAAGCATTAGGAGATTTTGAGAGACAGCTAGATATAGATTTAAAAACACAAAATTTTGCAGATCAAGTTGATGCTTTAAGCTTTGAACGCTACATGTTCGAGACTAAAATGGGAGAAGTTTTAGCTGAGCTTAAAAATATTGCTTTGGTGACTTTGGGGACTACAGAAACACCAGAAATTAAAGCAGTTGAAAAAGCCATCCAAGATAGAATTGCACGCTTAGATGAGGATATAAGAGTAGCCGAAGTAGTGAGAGCAAGAGAAGCAGATGAAAAATTGGCAGAGATACTCCAAAGAGTGTCTCAATTATCTCGTGAGGAGCTCCAAAAATATTGGGATGAGGCTCTTCGGTTAGCGATTTACAGTACAGCTAAAACTTCGGAAATAAGAGAAGAAATCAACAAACTATTTGAAAAACGAGATGCTGAGTTAAGACTCGAAGAATGGTTTACAGCCCTCGAAGACATAGCCGATGTAATTGGGAAATTTAATGCTGAAGCAGGACAGACAGTTCATAATTTCAGAGACATTATAGGTATATTCCACAGGCTCCCAGAGATAGCTCAGAATATACAGCTGAGCTTTAGCGAAATGCATGAAAATATCAACAAAGCCTTTGAGCCATATCTCGGCAAAAACTATGTTGGCCAATTGTTTGGGGCTGCAGCTGGCTTACAAATGTTCGGCCGGAGTCCTACAGGGGAAATGAACTGGGTTGGGGCCATCGCTGGGACACTTGCAGGCGCAGGAATTGCTCCGATGATTACTGGAGCTATAGCAGCTGGCTCTCAACTAGTTAATGCGCTTTTCCCAGGCAAAGAGAAAGACCCAGGAGCAGAAGCTCTTAAAGAACAAATTGATAACTACAACAAAATTCTCGAAGAATGGGGAGCGAGCTACCGCTCTGAGAATGTTTCATTCAAAAAAGATGCTGGGTTTTTGGGATGGCGCAATTTATTTGGCAATGTAAAATGGGAAACTCTTAACGAAGAAGCGGCAAAGCAAGGGGCAGAAATAGCTGAACGGATAATCGCTTCCATGCAGAGTGTATTTCAGAGCATGGCTGGGGGAGTATTTGATGCCCTTTTTGGGTTTGGAGGACTGGAGAGTTTAAGCAAATCAGTCGGTCAAAGCTTACAGAACGCATTAATGGAAGCAATCTTAAATACAGCAGCAATTAAAGAACCGATGCAGCAGTTATCTGCATATATAGCAGAAGCTGTCCAGGATGGATTAACGTCAGCAGAACTTGAACATATCCGGAATATGACCGGAGAGATTTGGAACAGGCTAGAGCCCTATGAAGATATCGCAAAAGAAATCGCTGAGCAGTTTGGTTTGGCCGAAGACTCTGCGAGAGGAATCGCTCAGTCTCTTCGCAATGTACCACAAGGCTTTAAAATCGCTCTTGAGCGGTTTACAGCAGCCACTGGTATACAAACCAACGGCATGACGACTACATTGGAAGCGAATCATACTCAAATAATCTTCGAAGGGCCTGTATATGGTATGGATGATTTTGAACGTAAAGTAGAAGCTGCTGTGGACAAATCGGAGCGTAGACGTAGAGTACGGAATTATGGTGTTTGGGCAAAGGGAGGTGCTTATTAGTGGCATCTTCAGCTAGATTTGATGGTATTGATATTCCGCTAGTGTATGCGGTGGAAATAGAAAGAGAATTTATTGGGGATAGAGCCAGGACTGCTGGGGGCAAGTTAAGGCAAGACCTAGTCGCAGTGAAACGAAGTTGGCAATTGCACACAAGACCATTAAGATTAGAACAAGCTAACCAACTATTAGACCACCTGGAAGCCATAAATTATGGTCCAGGTGATTTTTGGTTAGACGATTTTGGTTTTACTTGGAATACAATTAAATGCATCATTTTCCCCGAAAGCATTCATGAAACGCATGTGGAAGTTTCTATAAATGGGGAATGGCACAGCAACGCCAGAGAGTTGAGCTTAACGGTGGTGGAAGTATGATACCAGCGAACAGAAAGATAAGTGCTTATCTGGGAATTCAGCGTGCTGATGGAAGGTGGACAGATTTAAGTCACTATTTAACACGAGCTGAAGTGGAATTAGGTGATGTTAGTTTAGTTGGCACAGGAAACGCAGGCGTGGATGGTAGGGTTAGGACATTAAGATTTAGTCTGAAACAAGAAGGGGACAGTTTCTCCCCACGTGATAAAAATAGTTTCTGGAACACTTTAAATGGCGAATATTCGCCATTACTTTGGCCTAATAGGAAAGTTAGGTTTGATGCTATTATTGATGGAGTATCTTATCGATTATTTGAAGGTTATTTGGGAGACAGCATTACAGCAGACGGTAGTTGTGAATGTAGAGATTTGTCAAAAAGATTGCAGGACTGTTATATCGAAGAGAAACGGATTTATGGTAGCGAAAATGGAACGCCTGCTGAAGATGTTATCCAGGAGATATTGGATGATAACCTTGGCGAAGGTGAAGTAGAGTTATATTGCCCAGTATCTCCTGGGTTTATGGTGCTGACATACGAGTTGGATTATATGTCAGTTTGGGATGCCATCCAGCAGGTGGCTGGCCAGTTTGGGTGGTTTTTGGGGTACAGATTTGTTGATGGTGATTTTGAGTTGATTTTAATGGAGCCACCTCGGCAGAAAGATACACCAGATTATGTGTTAAATTATGAAGATGACATCTATGTACAAGAATTAGAAATAAATGATGCCGATGTTCGTAATGTCGTTGTAGTGACATACAGAGATAGCGAAACAGGACAAAGAGCAACCGTTACATTGGAAGAGGAAACCAGCATAAACCTGTTTGGGCGCCGAGCCATGCAAATTGAGGAGGCTGATACAAGCTTAATTGATACTGAAGAAGAAGCGGAACGATTTGCTCAAGCTGCTTTGGATGATTTGCATGATCTCCCTGCGGTTTGTAGAATTGATTTGCCGATATTCCCGCAGCTAGATGTATTTTCAACCATTCAAATTCATAATCCAAGGATAAGTTCGACAGAAGATTTTTATGCTGTGAATAGTGTTCGACATACATTGGATTTTGCAGGTGGTAAGTTTAGGACTGAGGTAATTGCAGGCGGAAGGGTAATTGGTGGCCATGCTATTTGGTTAAGGAAAGAGACAAGGCCTGGTGCTAAGGAACCGATAAAAGAAGAAGATATTGGTCCGATTGACAAAATTGAAAATAAACCCATTGAAATAGTGGACCCTTCATCAGGCATTAAATATTCTATGGATCAGTGGGGTTTTATGGCGACAGATCCGGCAACAGGAGAAATAAGACCGTACGTAAACAAAGTAGCGATGGGGGAAGGATCGGATGGAGATTATATACAGCTAAACTTCGAGAAAAATCCGCGTGTTTTATTGGCGCCAAAGGATATGCCAACGTTTCTGCCCTCTAAAAGTTCACAAGAACAGAGAATTAATGTTTTAGCTGAAAACATAGATAAAGACGGATTCAATATAAGATGTCGTTTATTTGCGCCGGGAAATATTACGGATCACGCAGTGGGGGGATCGAGCAAACAGTACAATCCTGTTGGCAAAGAATGGATTTCACCAATCTATACAAACGAAGGAACAACAGAGCTTTCATTTGTAATTAGAATATTTTTCAGATTTAATATTTGGGCGAGAATGTATAATTCCGCATATTACGAGTATGACGTTTATTTGCAAAGGAATGGAAGTGCAACGTGGGAATTTGCGCAAAGATATACAAGTGGAATTAGGAGGTTCAATTCGAATTTTTTAAGTGAGTCGTCAATTATAGAGGAGGTAGCCTGGAGGAAAACATTTTCCACAGAGCCAGGGAGCTATAAACTTAAAATT